CAATGGCTCAACAAGAACTCTACCTACTCCATCTACTTCTTTTGCCCATTTCTCATAATCATAAATATTGCCGCTATGCGCTGGTTTTAGTATTCTTTCTTTCGCTCTTGATATTAAAACATCATTAGGTTCTTTTTCATATCCGTTTGTAAACGATTTTTCATTAATCACTGTAAAAATATTAGCATTAGCAATTTCAAAATTTGCTATTTCTCCAATAGCGCAGTTCCCAATCTCCCCTCTTTGTAAACATTCCACCACAGCAATCGCTTTTTCATTTGATAATATTGTTGTATCATAAAGCAATTGGTACTTTGTACCATCTGTTTTTAATACTATTGTTCCAGCGGGTGTCGTAGTGCCAGGTTTTCCTGTTATTAATATTTCCCCAGTTGCTTTAGTTCCTTGTTTTCTAGTTACCCCAAAAAGCATTGCATGATAGTCAACAAATTCATCTTCTGTTGCGGTATCAATAAAAGTTTGCTTAACCCAAAATTCTAGCAATTTATATATTGCTTCAGCTTCTATTCCGTAAGCACTTGCAATGTCAAAATTAAATGTTCCTTCTATTTTAGAAAAATTATTTTCCAAATTAGATAAAAACTTATTCCTCGCTTCTATTTTATTCACTGTATAACACCTCACTTTCTCCATAGACAGTAGAAACATTAAAAGAGACTTTTAAATTATTATCATCGTTGTTGTAGTTTAATTCAAAATTATAGCAGTCTAAAATATATGGATTAACTAATAAACAATCTTTAATTTCCGAAATAATTAAAGCATTTTTTATACTTTCCTGATAAACCGTACCAATATGTACATCTAAATCATTTCCATAACTATCCGAATGTATTTCGTAAAAATTTCTTTTAGTTTTAAGTGCCTTAAATATCCATACCTTGAGTGCTTCATTTCCGCTTAATTCAACAAGGTTATTTCCATTTCTCAAAGGTTCCAGCGTATCAAAATTAATTGCATATTCTTTAAACAGAGGTAATTCCTTTTTTTCTTTTTTTTCGTTCTGTTTCAAGAACAATTCTTCAAAATCCATATTTACACTCCTTCTATTGCACCACTTGGCATTTTCACTATTTTACTAACTACCACATAATTTATTCCCAGCACCAAAACTAGCACTTCATCTCCAACTTTTAAAGTGTCTTCAAACCATATATCCTTGCTACTTTTGTAAGTTCCAGAACCTTTAATTGTTGAATGGTCGTGGGTGTGTGAAGCGGGTCCGTTTCCTATTGCCGTTTGAGTTGTAGTATCAATAGTTATTTCATCAATAACACCATTTATTTTATAAGTTCTGTGATAATGCGGTAATAAGAAATTAGAGCAGTAAATCTGTTCTGAAGGTATTTCCACATTATCAAATTTTATTTTTAATTCAGGCGGTGGACTAGTTACACTAGCTCTTATAAAATTGTTTGATTGCTGTTGCATTCCGCTATCAATCATATCGTTTAGTATTTCAAACATACTCATTATTTAGCACCTGCCTTTTTCTTACTTTTCTTACTTTTCTCACTCTTCTTATTTTTCTTACTCTTTTTACTTTTTGATTTTTTCGATTTTGGTTTTTCTTCAAATTCGGATTTATCCATCACATTTTCAAAAGTTAATTCTATATCACAATAATACATATCATTTTCCCAAGTATGCGTATCATTTTTAACTAAAAAACTACCAACAAGGTTCGTGTGTGGCTCGTGTATTCCTATTGAATAACCACTTTGTATCAAAACATTACCAAGACAAGTGATATTTCCTGTTTTTTCAACGCTTTTCAACATCTCTTTGGCATTGCTGATATTATCCCTATCCTTGTCATACTGCATTACTTTTTGAAACAATCCGTATTTTTCCTTGTCTTCTTTATTTTCTACTTTATCTACTATTTGTTGTTTTTCTTTTTCAGTTTTATAGATAACAATTTGATTCACCATTTGTTCAATATCTTCACCATATTTAGAACTTTTTATATCTTGCTCAGAGTTTAGCATAACATCTGCCAAACTCCCTTGTTCCACAACTTCTATTTTTCCATCATTACTAACAATAGAATATATTTTTTTATCTTTTCTATGCTGAATCGTATAAGCGTTCAAAATTATTTGATACCCGCTCTTATTAACTGCTGGATAAGTGCAATCCACTTTGTCTTCAGGTATGTTCCCGACTTCCAGTTTTAACTCTCCACAAATTTCTTTCAATATTTGGGATGGTTTTTTCTTATTAAAGTTTTTCACAAAATAATTTTTATTAAGATATATGGAGTTATCAAAACATCTAAAAGTCCTAATTTTACTATCTCCAACAACTTCAACAGAAAAAACTTTACCAATAAATAATTTATCATCATCAACATAGAATTCCACTTTATCTCCTAAATTAGCAATTTGATTATCATCTAAATATTTTACTTCTAGTGTTCGTGATGTTCCATTTATCCCGCCTTTCCAAATAATTCGCTCAAATTTTTTCATATGTTCTTTATTATTAACAACAATCTTTAACATTTCCAAACTTCCTTTTTAAACTTTAATCAAGCTATCAATTTTTTCTTTTATTTTATTCTTTAGCCCACTCTTAATGTCTTCAAATCTCTCTTCCAGCTGATACTCTTTAATTGGCGAAGTTTTCCCGGTATGCCGCTCATAAAGCTCATTAACATCATCAATTAACCTTGTCTGTTTCTTAACTTCTATCAGGTCAATTGAAATATCAATATCTCCTGTTCTCTCTATTATTTCATATTCCAGCTGTTCAATGTAGCATTTAAAATAGATACTGTAATTAGGGGATATTAAAGTCAAAACTTCTTTATTGTCTTTATATTTTTCCAATTTTTTTATACCGCTCATCGGCGAGTGTGGATTAAGCAAAAAGTTAAAAAATTTAGATTTTTTAGCAGGTAAAAATGTGGAAAAATTAACTTTTTTTATGTTTTTTTCTCCTATCAATGCCACTTCTCCAACATCTAATATCTTCACAACTTCGCTATTTTGACTGCTCGTAATTTTGAAATCCGACGGCGGTATCACAAAAATAAACGGCTCTATGTCGTACAGTAATATGAATATTGGTCTCATATTTTATAAAATCCCTTTCTTAATTAACTATCGTGATGCCTGAATTTGTGCCTGTAAGTTTGACATCATAGTGCTGTATGTACTTTGGCTAACATTCTGGGCTATCTGCCTAGCTATACTTTCAATTTTTGCTGTATCATTTATTGTTATGTTTGACAATTGTGCTGCTATCTGTGCATTAGCTTGATGATTTATAATTTGTTCTATCGACACTGGCTGCGGTATCGGCGGCTGCATTGTGCTCAAACTAGTATTCAAAAGACTTGGCAAACCATTTAAAGGACTTAATCCAGCATTAAGAGCGTTAGTTATAGCTGTGGTGTCTATCGGCTGTAACGGATTACTACTTTGTTGTCTAGATATAAGTTGTGAAATTGCACTTGTTAATTGTGCCGTCTTATCTTGCTGAATAAGCGCTGGATTTTGCTGTGGCGCTTCTTGCCTTGCTCTAATAGCCATAGCCTCCATACCCAGTATAATTTTCTGTAAATCTTCGTGTGTTCTTCTGTTAATTGCAATTCTTGCTGCTTCTTCTTTTTGTGCTTCTGCCATCGAAGGCACTTTAACATCACTATACCCCATATAATGAAATTGCCCGTCTTTAGAGTTATATCGAGAAGCATATTTTGAAGGGTCAAAAGCATTAGCTACAGCTTGTTGCTTTGCTTTTTCTAATTTCGGATCTTTAGGTTCTATGAGTTTTTTTACTATGTCTGGCGAAAAATACCCGATAGCTCCTCCAATTGCAGCACCCACTGCTGTTCCTACCGGTCCCCCAATTGCTGTACCTAATTGGGCTCCCCAGACAGCACCTTTGACTCCTATAATTCCTCTCATTCCTATCTCTGCACCTTTTGTTAATTGTTCAGCCTGCCCTTTTAATCTTTCAGGATCTAATGCTCCGCTTTTTTGCCATCCTTCGACTCTTTTCATAAAGTCTTCCATCCACCTGGTCGCTATTGGGGCGAATGCTTCTCCTAACGATATTTTCAGATGAGCTATCGTAGATTCAAATTGTGCTATCTTATTTGATGTCGTGTTACTCATTTCATCGGCGAATTTATCTGTCGCACCTTTAGCATTTCTTACTCCATTAGCTACCTTGTTATAACCTTCTGCGGTAGTTCCCATAAGGGAATCAAGTATTTTCATACCTTCTCCACCAGCAATTATTGTCAAATATCTATTTCTTTCTTCCTGTGTAAGACCAGCTGTCGCAATTTTTAAATCATCAGATAACGCTTTCAATCCTCTAAAATGTCCTTGCTGGTCATAAAGTTGAATATTTAAGTCTTTTAAGGCATTTCCCACTTGTTTCGATGGATTAGCCAATCTTCTGTAAATTTCTGCTAAATTACGCCCGGCTTGACCAGATTTAATTCCATTATCTGCAAGTACTCCTAATAAGATATTTACGTCTTCAAAGCTCTCAAAATTTCTTGAAGTTGCTGCAACATATTTATAAGATTCTCCTAACATTTGCACATTGGTATTTGCATTATTACTTGTCGCAACCATTACATCCATAAGTCTATCGGAATCTTTTAGCGACATACCAAAAGCTGTCAGGTTATCCGTAACTATATCGGAAGTTTGAGCAAAATCACTTCCAGCTGCAATTGACATTTTTAAAAGTTTAGGTGTCATTTCTAATACTTCATTTGTTTTCATACCCGCCATTGCCTGATACATTTGTGCTTCCGCTACTTCCTGAGCCGTAAATTTAGTTGACCTTCCCAAATCTCTCGTCTGCTGCATAAGCTGCTTTTCCTGTTCTGCTGTAGCCCCCATTATAGCCTTATTTCTTCTAACTTGGTCTTCCAAATTCGCATAGGATTCAAGAGAAGACTTTAGAACTCCAACTACTGTAGCTGTTCCGATACCCGCTCCGACACTCGCCAATACCCCATTCACTCCGCTAAAAGCATTTTTTATTTTGCCAACTGCTCCGCCAACCTGATTTTTCAATTCGCCTAATGAACTCTTCGCTTTTTGTGCTGTTCCCGTAAATTTGTCTTTTAATTCAAGCAAAGCACTTAATTTATATTCACTCATTTTCTAATCCACCTCCAATCATAAAAAACATAAATAACAACTCTGAATTGCTTAATTCCCTTAGACTTCGCAGACTATGCCCACAATTTAAATAGTGAGCGACTGTTCTTGCTTTCCAGTCGCCCTTAATTAGTTTTTTATTTCTTCAACCACCTCTTCAACAGTAAATTTTTCATTCCAGCCTGCTTTTGTCATAAGCAGTTGTGAAATATTTACTATGGTAGATTGGCTTAATACCTTTGGTACAACTTCTACTGGATTCATTTGGCAACCCAGTTGTGTAATTAATTTTTCATCCTTAAATATTTTTCCTGATGTATAAATTAATTCACTGTCTTTGTCCGCACTATTACTGGATAAAATATCCAGTATTTCCATTCTGTTTAACACTTCTAATTCTAAAACAGCTCCATTCAATTCTTCAATTTTAACCTTTACTGTGTCTTTTTTTTCTATTTTTTTACTGTTTTCCAACAACATTTCTACTGTTATATTTTTCATCCCATACCTACCTTTT